AAGCCAACTACCTAGTATTTTTATATATAAAATCTTATCTTCTCCGTTTGTAAATTCCATATGACAAATATAATAAAAGTATCTTATAAAGATACTAATTAATTAACCTTTAATAGTTGGTTTTATTGTAGAGTTACCATAGTCAGGTGAAACTTCATAATAAATATCGGCAAGGTCTAAATTATAGAACTGCATTAACTTAATTACTGACTTGTTAGTCTTATAATCGTAATCATATTCTATAGGCATAAACAAACCGTTTACGTTGTTTATTGTTACTACTGACATATATGGTAATTCACCAAATACACCGCCCGAAAACACTTTAATAGGACTAGCTTGGATTCTTAAATCGTCCATTGCTGAAATGCCTAATAATGGTAACTGCTCTTCTTTCCCTATTCTATTCCAAAAGTCAGTTACGGTTGTTTCATCTTCTTTGTAAATCGAGCCTATTAGTATCAACTCACCATCACCGTTAAATACCTTTTGATTTTCTTTAGTTATTGAACTTGGTGGTAGTGTTCTAGTAACTGTATGAAACTCGCCAACTATACCATCTCTAGTAATTGTTTCGTCTGAAACTTGTAAATATGTAATTTCAGAAGTGCCTAGATAACCAAAAGTAGTATCTATAACAGGTCTACAAATTACAACTGAAACATCGCAATCATTTGGTACAGGTGGCATTAATAATTGATAAGTTGCTGTTGAAATACTTTCTAAAAAGTCTTTACCGCAGCTAAATCTAACAAAAGGAGGCAAAAAACCGCCCTCGCCTAATTGCCATTCATTTTGAAAATTTAAAAAATAACCGTCGCTAGTTTTAACCTTAAAATAAAAATAATTTTGCCAATAAGTAGTTTGCGCTTTAACCTTTAACGTTAATTGCGTACCTTCTAAAGTTGCAACACCATCAGACTCCATTACTTCGGTAAGTCCGAAACTAGTCCTAGCAGCCATCAAAACGCCCGATAAGTCTAAAGGGTTGTTTAATAATATTCCTTCAGCTAAAGAAGGGTTAACCGTCCAACCGTTGTAAACTAATTCGTCTGTATGGTTAAGATTTGGATTTATTAAATACCCATCGAGAAAACCGTATTGATAATTTAATCTGTATGCTGAAATTGCGCCTTTAACTTCTATTTGTTGGTTATTGTCGCAATGATGCGGATAAAAGTTATCAATTTGAGAACCTAAAGTTTTGTTTAGGTTTTTTAAGAATGTGGCGTTTGTAGTTTGGTTTATGAATGTAGTATAACCATTAGCCACTAAGTCGTTAGGTCTATAAATCCACCATTGACCGTCCTGCTGTGTTATAACACCTGAAAATAAATTAAGGATTGACGTTAGCACCTCGTTACAATCCATTAGTATAGTATCATTACTATTTTTAATAAACCTTTCAGAATTAACAAAAACGTCTTTTAATATATTGTCCCCAGTATAGCCGTTGTATTCAATATTTATACTAGTGTTAATATCCATTGACAAACGTGTTCTATCTAAACAGGCTTTTATAACATCGTAAAACGACATTTTACCTGTAAAGTGTAAACCATTCATTTGCACAAACGATAAGTCTTTTAAAGCTCCTAAACCGTCCGAACTTTCAATGTTTATTAACCATTCATCATTAACGTAAGACTGTTGCGTTCCGTCGGGTTTGATGTACCCTTCAAAAATAATAAGTCCGTCTTTTAATAATTCAGTTTTATACGTAAACTCGTCATTTAGTAAAAACTCATCAAATGTTAGACTAGAGTTAGCTTCTAAAGATAATTGTAAAGCCGTTCCTCTTATCGGGTCAAGTATATTCTCGACACTAGATTTTTTAATTGCAAAACTTCCGTATATTTCAGAAGCCGTACCTGCGAAATTCTCTTTATAAATGTTAACCCTGTAATTGTCAAAAATCAAATAGTAGATTAAATTAATTCCACTAGGCTCGATTGTTTGTTGCGTTACTTCTAAACTATCATTAACTATTGGGTCTATTACTATGGTTGCATCGGCATTTACTAAAACCTCTATTGTATTGTCAACTATTGAATAATAAACGATACTATTAACATAATAGGAGCGTAAATGGTCTAAGGTAAAACTTATCGTCTCTTCTAGTGTTGAGCCTATTGCCAATTCTGTTATATCGGCAGGCGTGTCACCAAAAGGAATATATTTAACCTCGCAAACTGTACCGCCTGTATTATAGTAAATATCAAAACCATCAACAGTAATATCATAGTTAAAACCTGTTGAATCCGTTAAAGGCTGTGCGCTAAAATCAATTATTATTTTCTTTGCCATATTATAAGCCTAAACTACCGCCCAAACGACGATTAGCATTTAATGTATTACTTAAAACTCCGATTAACTTTTGCCCTGCTATTTCAAAGACTACAGTTCCACCACCGTCACCACGTGAGGCAAAACCACCACTTGTAAAACTTTGATTATTTGCGCCCGAACCTGTTGCGCCCGAAGTACCTCCGCCACCGCCTCCGATTGAATTACTTATAGACCTAGATTTTGAACTAAAGAACGAACCTAAAGCAACCAAAGCCACACCTGCTCCAATCGCTACGGCAGGGTTAAGTGATTTTAAAGCCGCTTTTATTCCCAATAAACCAACACCTACCTGTATAGCCATTTTACCCATTTGGACTAGTAAGCTACCTAAGCTATCTAATAAAGAAATTCCGATAGATTGTAATACTGAACCACCATTAGCCAAAGCATCGCCTATCGCACTACCTAAACCTGCAAATGTATCAGCTATTGCGCCCTGTATGATTTCGCCTGCTCTAGCGTTAAAGTCGGCTAAGGCTATTGCTAATCTAACAGCACCTAAATCAGCCTCTATTGAAGCCTGTAACATCGATGCCTTTATAGTTCCTGGCAATTCCTTAACCTTGTTACCTAAAGCATCAATTTGACCGTTAAAGGTTTTTATTGACATAAGGTCGACTAAAGGCGCAGGTACTATTAATTGTGGTATAGCTGAAAAACTGCGAGTTTGTAATGGCGTAGATTTAACAGGCTTTGCAACCTCTTCTCTTAATTTAATACTAGCTGCTACACTTTCATTTATTCTTTTATTCCATTTGTCCTGTGCTTCAGCATTTTTATCTAATTCGTTTTGATTTTCTATTAAAGCATCCCTGTTATCTTCAATGGCTAATCTTAAACCTAAAATACCCTGACCCGCTCCTTTGGTTACATTTTTCTGTAAGTCTATTAAGCCTTTATTTAATTTCCTTTCAGTTTCTAAAAGTTTTACCCTTTCTTCTTGTATTTTAAACTCTTCTTGTGCTAGTTTAACTAATTCACCTGTAAACGCCTGTGCTTTGGCTTTTGCTATTAAAGCCTGAGTAACGCCTTCAACGGCAGCTTTAACATCACCGTTTAATATTTGTTCTTTGGATAAGTTACCAAAATAACCCGGATATGATTTCTGTAATTCGTTAACTGCCGTTAATCTATCACGCATTGAAAGATTAACGTTTTCAGCAACGCTAACCAAAGAATTTAAACCTGATATTTCAGCAGCGGAATTTTTAACCGCTTCCTCATTAGCCTTTTTTAGTGCTGCACCAAACTCATCAAAATTACCTGTAATCTTATCAATTACATCGCCAACACTTAACCCTGATTGCGCTAATAAAGTAAGTCCCGTTGTAAGTAATGAAACCCCTAATAAAATACCTCCTGTGCCTGCAATAGACGAAGCTAAAGCCTTTAAAGCACCACCTGTTGAACCTGTAGAGTTTTTAAGATGCCCAAACGCCTCAACGGTTGCTGTAATGTTATTACCTATACCTATAATCCCAAAAGGTGCATCTTGTGCTATACGGCTAAACTGCATTAAAGCATTACCACCGTTGGCAACTTTCGGAGCCATACCTTGAAAAGTTTGCCCTGTATCCTTAACCGCTGTTTTAAGTCCGTTTAAGTTGTTTTTAGCATCCTTAATTTGAGCGTTTATTTCGGTAGTATCTAAACCTAATTTAAGCCTGTCAAGTTTTACCTTTGAAAGTTCCTTAATATCAAATTCAACCTCTTTGATTTTTTTTTCAAAGTCGGTAATATCAGCACCAATTTGTACTTCTAATTTTCCACCTGCCATTTTAAATTATGTATTAAGTTTATCCTGATACTTTTTATATTCTTCTAAAAACCTTTGTCTTTGAGTTTCTGAAATACCACCGATTTGTTTTTTGTCACCGTCTAAGGTTAAAAACTGTTCTTTGCGTTTAACCATCTTTTTAGGGTCTTGATGCGGTGAAATATAAACCGTCCACATTATTTCCCTTAGTTTTTTCCATTCGTATAAATCCTGTCTTTTATATGCAAAAAGCCTGATTTGAAATTCTGCCCACGTCATATCGTAAACGAAATCCAAATCAGGACATTTTAACTCACCTAAAGCAAAGGATATCACATCTTCGCTCCAGACTATTTTTTCGTTACCTTTTTTTTTACTTCTTTATTCTCAGGTACGTCTTTAACTAAAGATTGTCTAAATGCCGTAAAAAAGTCAATTATTACAGTATCGTCAATCCCTATTTCGTCAATCCATTCGGTCACATCAAACGCATCAAATGGAGCGTTTTCGTTTTTACGTGTATATCCCCAAGCTAGAGAATAGTACATTACTAACGGCATCCATTTAAAAGGATTGTTTACTAACTTTTCATCAATCTCGTTTATCCCTATGTTTTCCTTTTCGAGTAAGTTCCCCAAGAAACCTAAACCAAAATAAAACGTTCTTTTTTCATTGCCTAGTTGTAGTTCGATTTGTTTCATTAATCGTTAGGGTCAGTTAATACTATCGCACCGTCACCGTCTAAAGTAGCTGAGAAGGTTGTAACCTCGTCACCGCTTCCTGCCGTATCGGATAAGTCAGTAATGTAAGCATCACCGTAATACTTAATTGAAGTAGCATCTGTAACGTCTGTATCTAGTTTCCAAGTAACTAAAGTTTTAGCCATTTGCAAAGCCAATAAAGCATCGTGTGAAACTTTTGCAGTATCACCGCCTACAGATGTAGTATCGATGTATTCGCCTTCAGCATCGATTGAATAATTAAATTGTCCTGGCGTTTTCTTAACCACACCTGGAAAACATTTAGTAGTACTTTCAATAACTGAAAGCGTAGTGTTAAGACTGTTAGAAGTCAAACAAGCTACAGGCTTGTATGCGGAAGTATCCCAAATGTATAAAATACTGTTTTCCCCTTTTATACTCATAATTTCTATGTTTTAAATT